GACCGGATAAAACTCCGGTTAAAAGGAATGAGTCCGGTGCAATACCGAACTCATTTCGCAGAAGCTATTTAACCAGAATCGTCCAACTTTTGGGGTGCATATCAGGTGCGGCGGGCTTGTTTTGACTATACCATCAAATCATCACCGGATTGTTCCAGGTAGTGGCGAACGAATTCGGGTAGGGGGCAAGGGCTATAGTTGGCGCTGATATCGTCGTATAGCTGGGGGTCCATGGCGGCGGTGATGTCGTCCCAGCGGGCGGCAATGGCGGATTCTGCGGCGGGCAGCTCCTCGGGGGGAATCCAGGTGGTGCCGCCGTCAAGGCTCAGAGCGGCGGCGTGTGAGGCTGTGGCGGGCCGCCAGCCGGTACGGGCTATTTCGTCGCGGATTAGACGACGGATATATTGCTGCGGGGTAGCCATAGAGGCCAAATAATCAATAATATCACCGTCCTGATTGCGGTTCAAGCGGAGTTCAATCCTGCGTGTGTTTGCCTTTTGCCATGTGTATTGGGCTGTGCTCATTTATTTTCCTCCTTTTCTCGGCATTTGCGGATGCGCAGGGCGTTAATTGTTGGGTATTCTGCTCCGTACATGCCTTTTTCGTATGGGATGCGGCACGAAACGGCTTTCTCGGTTTTGCCCAATGCCTCGGCAATTTCGGCAGGTGACTTGCCCTGGGCGTACATTTTGGATTCCGCCGTCTCTACAGCTCCGGCGGTCACAAGGATTTTTAATACTTTGCCGTGGGAGATATTCAGGCGGCGGGAAATGTCCTTCATGCTTGGCTCCTGCTCCCACAGGCGGAGGACGGAGGTGTAGGTAGCGTCCATCATGGTTTGCTCCTTTTGCCCTCGTTACCTCCGGGGCGGGAAATAATTTGTGTACTTTGCCAAGTTGCATTTAACGCAAAGCGTGGTATACTGTAATTGTCTCCGCAAGCAGGCGGCTTGTTGGAGGTGGGCCACGTTCCTGGCCCCACGGGTTGAAATAGTAATCAAAACAGCTAGAGAGACGCGGTTTGGGCTGCTATTTCCAGCGGATAAGCGGTGCGGTTTGCACCGCTTATTTTTTAAGGCTGTCCATGGTCTGCGCGGTCTGGTCTGTGCCAAACATAGCGGTCATGTCGCCACTGTAATCCGTGCTGTAAACATATTTGACGTTACCTTGGATGGATAGAGCCATATTGTGGTAGCGGCAATCTGCCACACACTGCAGCTGCTGAGCCAGCAATTTGCTGTACTGGTCCGATACCTCACGGGCAGCGGATTCGCGGCCCATGTAGTAGGCAATAGCGATAAGCTTGCGGGGGTCGTCAATCTCCATGCTGTAACCGTTCTGGTCGTCCGCATCAACGATGGACATAATCAATTCTTCGCATGTCATTTTTTCGCCTTTCTGCCCTTTCCCCTGGGCGGCGGGGTGTTTATGGGGTTGGGCCGATACGCTCGGCCCACCAGGAGCGGCTGGGGTCACGCTGTAATCCGGTTAGACGGTGCGCCGGAGACAACCTGGGAGCCGTACTTCTGCCGGATTTCGTCCATAGTGGACTTGCCATGGCTCCGGAATTCCGCGGCTTCTGCGGGCCTCCAGTACCAGGCGGATTTGTTCTTGCTGTACCGGCATCCGGCGGCCTTGATGGCCTCCCGGTTGGGGTAGGTGTTGCCGGTGACCCAAATCCAGGAACCGCAAATCTCGATGTCGATACCCGCCAGAATCACCAGACGGGAGATTACGGCCCGGAATGCTTCGGGGGCTTCTTCGGCTGTGTGGGGTTCGCTGGTCTGCTGGGTGGTGGCGTGGCCGGACTGGAGGCGGTGGAAAGCCTCGTCGTACTCGTCATTGATGGCGGCCATTGTTGCCGTGTCACCGCCACGGTCGGGGTGATGCAGCATGCAGAGGCGGCGGTATTCCTTTTTCAGGGCTTCCAGGGTGGTGCAGTTTGTAAAGTATTTCATGATTCTTACTCCCTTATGTATTGACTTCGCAGCAATCAGGGGGTATAATCAAAATACCCTTAATTGACTGTGGTTGGTTGGTTTTTGGGTTGCCCTGTCAGGTATTGCGAGTACCTGGCAGGGCTTTTTTTACTTCTTGGCTTCCTTGTCCTCGACCTGCTTGGGCTTGTACTGGGTGTCCCCTGACTCTATCCAGAGGATAAAATCATTAATGGCCTTTTCGGACCATCCGGCAGCACGCAGTCCCAGGATGATTCTGGAGCACTCTGCTGTGTTCATTTGGTGGCCTCCTTTCGTTTCCGATTTCCCTTCCGGGTGTTTTCATGATAGCATAGGCCGGCCTATTTGTCAAGCACAAATTTACTTCTTTCGCAAAAAAATTTTTATGCGGCATTTTGGGGCCGCTTTTCTCGCATCGGCTGGGGTTGACCCGGCTTTTTTTGTTTGCCATAATTGGTATATATTCAATATAGGCAAAATGCCGGGAAGGTGGCTTATTTATGGCTATGGAAAATGACGATAAAGTTCAGAAAAGGTACAGAATTGCAGGGTTTGACATGGATTTAGATACCCTAAATATGCACATTTTGAAGTATAAGCAAATGGCGGCAGATGGGGAAGTAGAGTTGCCGTCATGGCCGGATTGGGTTAGCCGGGCAGGGCTGACAGAGGCGGTATGTGCTGAGGTGATGGACAGGGCAGCGGAAGGGCCAAGCTCTGCATACTACGAAAGGGGGCGGGCGCTGGGGGATTTGTGGCAGTGGTGTCGGGGGCAGTACATTTCCAATCCAAATTGGGGAGCAACGGCAGCTAGGGTCAACAAGGCCATGATGTTATACAAGATGCTCCCCAATGGTGAGGAGCGGGCCAGACCGGCGACGGTGCAGACCAAACAGGGACCATCTGAGATAGTAATATCGTTTGGGTCAGGTGACAAACGGGCCAGAGAGGCTGGGGGCTGACAGATGCGGCATTTGTAAGGGCCTGGATGGCGAACGCCACAAAAATATAATTTTGTTGCGTTCTGAACTGCTGTTATGCATCGTATTGTCAACTATATGTTGCACAGCAATACGATGTGTCCAGGTGGTGGACTGTGAGCCGGGATGCGGTCGATATAAGGGGGCTGATGGGCTGGTAATAGCCCGTCGGCCCCTTGTATCGTTGATGATGCGGCATGACCAGCAGATGCCATATTGATACGGTCAATACTACTGCCTATCAATGCTGCGGCAGCTGGGGCAGCTGGAGGCAATCAGGGAGGGCGAGATTTTTTGATGGCGCATCTGGTCTGGGGTATCTATTTGATGGAGGGGGGAGGGGGTAGCGGAAAAAGGGGCGGGGCGTGCGGGCAAGGGTAGGTATATATGCTGCACACGCTCTCTTGCCGCCTGGGACATTTGGGTGGATTCCGTCGGATGCTGTCTGGGGTAACTCCGCTGGCCGGGAATCGGTGCGCCAATGAGAGGGTTTAATCTGCTTCAAGCTGGTCCAGGTTCGTTTGAGATGGTTTAAGATTGATTCAATGGGGCGGCTGTGCGAGGAGGGCTGTGGGACAGAGCGGTGAATGATGAGGTGGAAAGTAAAAACGAATGCGGGTATGTATAAGGCTATCACATAATGTGATAGCTTACACTTTATGTGTAAGTCTAATAAATAACAATTAACTCTAATTATTATTTATATTATATATATAATTAAATACAGTTAAAGTGTAAGAAGGGCGGGATTTTGGACGTTTGGGACTTTGGCATGGTGTGGGGCCTGTTGGATGCCGTGTCTGACAATGAGCGGGACTGTTGGAGCTTGGGCGGCAATGTGTGGCTATTGTGTGGGGAGATGGAACGCAGTTTGGAGGATGCGAAGGAGCGTGGGCGCTCTGGTTGCGGGTTGCTGTGATTTGTGGGGCTTGACAAAACGGTAATGTTTGTAATAATGCGTGGTAGGGGGTAGGGGAAAAAGGCCCGGGGGCTTTTTGAAATGGCCCTGCCCGGAAAATAAAAAACCGGCTGTATATTCGAAAACGGTTCCAATTGGCATAGTCAATGGAGGCCCGTGTGGCAGATGCGATTCCGTTGCGGATTGTCTTTCATGCGGATATGCTATGTCTTCGAGTGGGGCGGGTATAAGTATATGGGACTGTAGCACAACAGGCGGTGCGTCTGGCTCATAACCAGAAGGGTGGAGGTTCGACCCCTCCCGGTCCTACCAACCGACAATGCCGGAGAACTGAGAATTTTCCAGGTTGGACGATTCCCGTCAAGTCCACGGCATTCTGACAAAATGAAGGATAAATTGCAAAGGAGCTGAGCAGATGGCGGACGAACAAAAGCGGGCATTGCTGGCACCGGCTGTAAAGTGGAAGACCGGGGACGGCTTTCTGCTCTGCCCGGAATGCGGGCGGAAAACGAAAACGAAGGTGCTGCCGGAGACCACCATGAAGGGGTTCCCGCTGTACTGTAACTTCTGCCGAAAGCAGACCATTATTGACTATCAGGAATAATCCATAGAGCCAGCGCCAGAGCGAGAACGCCAGAGCCAGAGCGACACAGGGAAACTGTGATGCTCTGGCTCTTTTTCATTCCCGGGAAAGGAGCGGCGGGCGTTGGCAAAACAGGACGATGGGAAACGGGTGGTTGCGGACTTCGGACGGCCCAACAGTGACGCACAGTGGAAATTCTTTGAAAGCCGGGTTCGGTACACCTGCTACGGCGGTGCCCGTGGCGGCGGCAAGAGCTGGGCTACCAGAGTAAAAGCCGGGCTGGGCGCTTTCCAGTATCCTGGAATCCGGATTCTGATTCTTCGCCGGGAGTACGGCGACATGGAAGGAACGCTGATTTCCCCTCTTTTGGGAATGCTGCCGCCGGACGTGTACCAGTACAACAAATCCGAACACATGATAACCTTTCTGAACGGGAGCAAAATCAAGTTCGGAAACATGCCTGGCTACAGTGCCGCCGTTCAAGGTAAATACCAGGGCCAGGAATATGAATGGCTGTTCATCGATGAAGCTACCCAGTTTTTGGAAACGGAGTTCCGGGGCCTGGATGCCATTGTCCGTGGCGCGAACCGGATTCCGAAGCGAATCTATCTGACCTGTAACCCAGGCGGTCCGGGACACAGCTGGGTCAAGCGGCTTTTCATTGACCGGAAGTTCAAGAAGGGCGAGAAGCCGGAGGATTATGTATTCATTCCCGCCACGGTGGACGACAACAAGGACCTGATGGATGCTGACCCGGAGTATGTAAGAGCGTTGGAGCAGCTGCCGGAGGATATTCGGCGGGCGCACCGGTTCGGTGACTGGAATGTGCTTTCCGGCATTTTCTTCACCGAGTTCCAGGACGGGATACACACCTGCACTCCGTTTGTGATACCAAGGCACTGGAAGCGATACCGAGCCATGGACTATGGCCTAGATATGTTTTTCTGCCTTTGGATTGCCGTAGACGAGACAGGCCGGTGCTACGTGTATCGGGAGTTCAATCAATCGGATATGGTGGTTTCGGACGCTGCCAGAAAGCAGCTGGAGCTTACGAGGCCGGACGAAATGGTCATGGGGACCATCGCCCCGCCGGATGTGTGGGCGAGAAACCGGGAGAGCGGGCGGACACAAGCTGCCGTCTTTGCCGAGAACGGTGTGGGGCTTATCAAGGCCAGCAACAACCGCATCCAGGGCTGGAGCGCCATGAAGGAGTTCTTCAAACTCCGAGAAGACGGGAAACCTGGGCTTGTGATATTTGACACCTGCAAGGTGCTGACCGACTGCATCAAGGGATTGCAGCACAGCAAGAAGCTTCCGAACGACGTGGACACCGAGCCGCACGGCATTACCCACGGGCCGGATGCCCTGCGATATTTTGTAAGCACCTACGTCCTTTCCGCCGAAAAGGCGCAGCAGGCGGTGGAGGACGACGACTATGAGGAACACCGGGATTACCGCTCTTACATGTGCGGGGGCCGGATTTCCAGAAGCTACATTGGCGGATAATGTATTTTACGGCCTACCATAGCCGAGAAATAGGGCCTACCAGAGCCCAGGAAACCAAGGAGGACACACAAATGGACAACGAGAGCATGGATTTTGAGGAGTTTTTTTCCGCATTGGGGGATTCCGGAGAGGCTGACGGCAACCAGACCGACACCGAACAGGAAGCACCGGACACGGAGGAGACCCCCCAGGAGCCGGACAACGGCACGGAAAACGGCGAAAATTCCGGGGAAGAAAGTACACCTGACCAGGGAAAAAAGCCGGGAGACGGCGAGGAAGCCGCTCAGGGAGCAAACGAGCCACCCCAGAAGTTCACCATCAAGGTCAACAAGCAGACCCGGGAAGTGGAGCTTCCGGAAATGACGGAGCTGGCCCAGAAGGGGGCGGACTATGACCGGGTAAAGGGACAGCTGGAAACGGCCAATGGGAACATCCAGGCCCTGCAAAAGCAGGTGGATGAGCAGGGACCCATTTATGAGACTCTGAAACTGGCCGCCGAGGATGCAGGTGTATCGGTTTCGGAACTGGTAGAATCCATCCATGTGGGGATGCTCAAAGGCCGTGGCATGACGGAGTCGGAGGCCAAGGCGGAGATTCGCGCGGCCAAGGCCGAAAAGGCCATGAACGACCTGAAAAACAGACCTGCCCAGGAGGCCCAAAGCGAAGACCCCAACCAGGAGCGGGCAAAGCGGGAGATTGCGGAATTCCAGGAGGCTTTCCCGGGGGTGAACCTTTCCCAGGAGGAGCTGGAAAAATTGGCTCCCGATGTCCAGAAGGGTATGACGCTGACCAGCGCCTACCTGAAAATGGAAAATAAGCGGCTTTCCTCTGAGCTTGCGGAGGAAAAGCGAAAACTGGAGGCTGAAAAGCAGAACCAGAAAAACAAGCAGAAGGCCGCACCGGGGCAGACGGATTCCGGCGGCGGCAGGACGAAGGATTCCTTTGACGAATTCTTCAACGCATTCGAACGATAACAACACGAGCCAGCGCCAATGAGCCAGCGCCAATATTCCATTGGGAGTATTGGTGCTGGCTTTTTCTTTTGGCGGAATGGCCGGGAACAAAGAAAAGGAGTACAGAATATGAGCGAAACGATTCATTTTTCCGAAAAGTACATGCAGCGGCTTATGAAGGGCTTTGACGTGGCGGCCCTGACCGACGGCCTTTATAACCACGAAATCGACCAGGAGTTTTCCGGGGTGCGGACGGTACACGTCAACAGCATTCTGACCACCCCCCTGCAGAAGTACGACCGGACCAAGAGCATTGACCAGGGCAGCCGGTACGGCACCACCTACGAGGTGTCCGACGACATGCAGACCTTTGAGATGGGGGACGAGATTTCCCTGAGCCTGACCATTGACCGGGGCAACAACTCCGACCAGTTCAACATGAAGAAGGCCGGAGAGGTGATGCAGGCATACAAGGAGGAGCGGATTATTCCCTATCTGGACCGCTACCGGATGGACAAGTGGGCCAAGGATGCCGGTATGCACTATGCCCTGGATGCCGAGCCTACCACGGCAACCATTGAAAAGACCATCATTAAGGCCCGGAACGCTCAGATGAACAAGCGGGTTTCCGGCAAAACCGCCCTGATTATCCCCTACAAGTACCTGGACGTGCTGGCCCTGGGCGACCACTGGATTAAGATTGAGAACCTGGCAAACGAGGTTCTGGTCAAGGGTGCTGTGGGCCGGTTTTACGGAATGGACGTGGTGCCCTTCATTGACGAACTGATTCCCGAAAACATTCAGTTCATGCTGATGAACCCCAAGGCGGCCATTGCCCCCAAGAAGCTCAACAAGTTTGTGGGCCATGTAGACCCCCCGAGGGTGAACGGCGACCTGCTGGAGTTCCTGATGTACCACGACGCTTTCGTACTGGGCAAGAAGGCGGACGGCATCCTGGTAGGCTCCATGACGGAGACCGTCTGCGCTACCCCCACCATTGCCGTGACCAGCAAGAAGGCCACCATTACCACCACCACCGTCGGCGCGGCCATCTACTACACCACGAACGGTGCCGACCCCCGGTACAGCAAGGATGCCAAGCTGTACGCCGACGCGGTGCAGCTCACCAGCGGCGACCAGCTGCGGGCCTGTGCCAAGAAGGACGGTCTCTACACCTCCGGTGTGGCGGCCAAGGACCAGGCGTAAGGAATACCAGCCCCCGGCAACTCCGGGGGCTTTTGGAAAATACAGGAGGGAACTATGACCGGTTATATTCTTTGGGCAGTGCTTGGCATTCTGACCATTGCGGAAATCAACCTGATTTATCAGCTGGTGACGCTTGCGAAGCGGCTTTCTGAGATGAAAGGACAGCTGGAAAGCGTTGTGGCGGCGGTGGACACTCTGGACGACAAGGCTGACGAGCTGGACGACCTGGTGGAACTGCAGCGGCAAACGTTGGAAGAAAAGAGCAAGGCGTTTGTGGACTACGCCGACACCGCGGCCAGCTCCGCCGCGCATGAGGTCTACACAAAGCAGAGAGTGGAGCGCACTGAGGCGTTGACACATCTGAGCGATGCCGTGGACCGGACACTCGCCGACGTATTGAAACGGTTAGAGAAGCTGGAAAGCGGCATGGTTCCCGACTATGAGGCGGCGCTGGAAGCGGCCAGGGCCGTGAACGACTTCAACACCGGGTTATCCGCCATTATGAACTTTGACCCCATGGAGGCGGCCAAGAATGCCAGGAACAAGGCCAGTGTGACGGGCGGTGAACGCTATGGCGTATAAGCAGAAACTTCCCACATTGCAGGAAATCCTGAAGAAATACGACGCGGCCTTTCACTTCAACCAGGCCATCGGTCTGTACGACACGGTGAAGGTCAACGAGGATTTTTTTATTGGCAACCAGTGGGAAGGGGTGCAGAGCAACGGCCTTCCAACGCCCACCTACAACATGTTCAAGCGGGTTATCAATTTCCAGGTATCCAATATCACCTCCGATAGCATGGCTATCCAGTGCAGTGCCCTTCCCGGGGTGTCCCCCTACAGCAGCACAGAGGTTGAGGAAATCTGCCGGGTTATCAATCAGCAGGTACGGGAGATTATGGAGCGGTGCAAAATTGTTTCCAAGAACCGGGAGTTTCTGCGGAATGCCGCGGTGACTGGGGACGGCTGTATCCACTTCTACTTTGACCCCAGCATTGAGAACGGGCAGAACGTGAAGGGGGAAATCTGCGCCGAGGTGCTGGACAATATCCGTGTGCTGTTCGGCAATCCGAATACCAAGGAAGTGCAGAAACAGCCCCACATTATCCTGGTGCGCCGGGAGCTTGTGGAGGATGTGCGATACCGGGTGGAGGAGGAAGGCGACGGGAAGGCCGAGGATATCCGGCCCGATTCCGAAAAATTCCAGAACACCTATGACAGCTACACCGACGACAAGGTAACGGTTCTGACCTATTACTTCCGTAACCGGGAGACAAAAACCATCTGGGCGGCGGAGGCCACGGAAACCGCCCTGATTCGCAAGCCTTACGACACGGGAATGAAGTATTACCCGCTTGTATGGCTGAACTGGGACTACGTGCGGGACTGCTACCACGGACAGGCCATGGTAACGGGACTGCTGCCCAACCAGAAATTCATCAATAAAATGTTTGCCCTGGTGGGCATCAGCCTTTTAACTACGGCATTCCCCAAGTACGTATACGACAAGACCAAGGTTTCCAGCTGGTCCGGAGACGTGGGGCAGGCTATCGGGGTCAGCGGGAACGTGGACGGGGTGGCGAAAGTCATTGAAGGGGCCTCTGTAAGCCCACAGATTGCCCAGTTTATTGAGCTATCCTTTGACAAGACCCACACGCTTTTAGGGGCTTCTGACGTTGCCATGGGCGACAGCCGACCGGACAACACCAGCGCCATTATCGCCTTACAGCGGGCGGCGGCAACGCCCATGGAAATGACCAAACAGCAGGACTACCAGTGCATGGAGGACGCTTGCCGGATTTGGATTGACATGATGGCCTGTTACTACGGGACCAGGATGGTGGAAAAGGAGCTGAAAATGGATGCCGTTGGCAGCCAGCCCCTGGGGATGGAGCTGCCGGTACAGCAGGGAACCGTTCCCTTTGACTTTTCCACGCTGCAAGACATCCAGATTTCCGTAAAGATTGACGTGGGAGCCAGCTCTTATTGGTCCGAAATTGCCAACATGCAGACGTTGGAGAACCTGCTTATGAACAGGCATATCAACGTTCTGCAATTCCTGAAGCGGGTGCCGGAGGGCTACATCATGGACAAGCAGTCTTTGATTGAGGAGCTGAAAGCGGCCCAAGGTCCGGCTATGCCTATGGGCAGCGGGACCGGGATGAGTATGGACACCACCGGAAACACTTCCCAGGACATTGCGCCCAACGGCGGACCTGGGAACGGGAGTTTGCAAAGAGCGCTAAACCGAGAGGGGGCATAAATTGTGGCCGAAAAATTCCCCATGTTCGACGAGGACATGGACATTATTCAGAAGCTTGGGGATTCTCCCGGCTCTGACAACAACATGGATTGGAAGGAACTGCAAGCGGAGTTTGACAAGGGTGGGAACCTTGTAAAGGCCTATCTGAACACGCTGGTGCAGAAACTCAACGCTCTTTTGGGAACGGACGGTGCCTTTCTGACCGGCGGAAATCTGCTGGGCGACCTGAACATCAACCTGTGCCGGCTTTTCGGCCTGCGGGAGCCCACGGAGAGCACCGACGCTACGACCAAGAACTATGTAGACAAGGCCATCCAGAGCGCTACAGAAAATCAGTTCAGCAAGGATGGCGGTACTCTGGGCGGTGTTCTGAGCATGGGCGGGAACCTTATCAAGAATGTTGGAACTCCCACGGATGCAGCGGATGCCGCGACAAAGGGGTATGTGGACGGGAAAATCCTGAAATACACCAATGTTTCCGTTCCGACTTCCCTTTGGAAACAGGGCGGAATTCTGGGGGATAGCGACTATCCCTACAGCGCAAACGTGCCCATTTCCGGGGCTACACAGGACATGTATCCAGAGGTAGATTTCGCCGTGGCGGACCGGAAGGATTTCCAGTTCTCCCAGGACTGCGCCGTGGCGGCGGGATATGTGCAGATTTACGCGGAAAGTGTGCCCAATCGGACGGTTACGCTTTCGAGCGTTGTATTGCTGAGGTGAACATATGTTTCGAGGAACAACACCGACTTTTACTTTTACGCTGCAGTTTGATACCTCCGAAATCGACGATGCGTTTGCCACGTTTGCCCAAAGCGGGACTATCGTCATTGACAAGGGGCTTTCTGACATGGAGAAGGACGGGCGAAAGCTACGGGTGAAACTGAGTCAGGAAGAGACCTTGCGGCTGAAGGGCAACAGCGGCGTGGAGATTCAGCTGGCGGTTCGGATTGGCTCCAACGTGATGCGGTCCAAGATTATGACCACCACGGTCAACCGGATTCTGAAGGAGGCGGCGCTGTGATGTTCGAACCGGATGGGATTGAATTTTCCGTTACTTTTTCAGAGGGCCCCGGGTTTGACGTGGACATGGTTGACGAAATGCGGGTGAGCCGCAGCTACAACGACCTGGAGGACAAGCCGAAGCTGAACGGGGAGACAATCGTTGGGGATATGGTGGAGACCGACCCGACTGTGCCGAACTGGGCGAAAAGCCCTACGCCGCCGGAGTACACGGCGGAGGATGTGGGGGCAGTTCCGGCGGGGGCGCTGCTGGGGGCGGCGGATTTTGAATACATGTGGGATACCACGGAAATTTAGGAGGAGATGTAAATGGCAACAGAAGTGCTTTCGAAAGCCTGGGGCGCTGCGCTGATTACCAAAATCAAGAACGCTCTGAGCGGCAAGGTGGACAAGGTAAGCGGGAAAGGGCTGAGTACCAACGATTTGACCGCCGCGCTGAAAACCAGCTATGACGGCGCTGTGGCGGGGGTTGCGGACCTGAAAAAGGTTGGTGCTGAGAAAAACGTCATTACTGCGGTTAAGGTCAACGGGACAGCGTTGACCGTAGATTCCACCCGGGCGGTAGACGTGACAGTTCCCACAGATGCCCAGATTGGAGAGAAAATCGAGGGCTACGGCTACCAGACCGCAGCACAGGTGAACAAGACCATCACTGATAAAGGTTACCAGACGGCGGCCAATGTCAAAAGCACCGTAGAGAGCTACGGTTACCAGACGGCGGCCCAGGTGGAGACCAAAATCACCGGCAAGGGCTACCAGACCGCAACCCAGGTTCAGGCGGCTATCAGAGAGAGCCTGAGCGGCATTACCGGAATTGACATTCAGGTTGTGGAGAGTCTGCCCACCACCGGAGCCAAAGGCGTTATCTACTTGGTTGCCCATGCGCATGGCACCAAGGACAATTACGACGAATACGTCTGGGTTGCCAGCAAGAGTTCTTATGAGAAAATTGGTAACACCGACGTGGATTTGAGCGGCTATGTGCTGAAGACGGACCTGGTGGAGCTTACGGACAAGGACCTGGAGACCATGTGGGGAACGTAATCGAAAGGAGGCGGGCGTATGGGCTATACAACGTTGTCCAAAAGTGCCGTACAATGGATCATCAATAAGTGCAAGGCGACGTTTTTGCCGAAGACTGGTGGTACAGTAACGGGTGGCGTAGAGTTTTGGAACTCTTTGTGCTTAGGTACTGCGCTGGATATAATAGTTACTGATAAAAGTGCCTCGCCGTCACATGCCCGGCTTGTGGACATGAATGGCCGAACGTCCGTCTTTAATGGGATAAAAGCGCTTACAGCCCAAGGTGACTATCTTTATTGCGCAGACTTAAACCCCAAGTATACTGTCACAAGCAACTACGCATCGCTTGTAAAGGAGCCAAGGGATATATCTGGGAAACAAATTGAAGGTTTGTTCGATAACAATTTTGCATCTAATTTCATGCTTTATACTGCGAATCTGGAAACAACGCCATGGGTTCTGACCATTCGGACTTCAGATAACAGCAGCATCACCGCAACAGATACGTTATCTCTGTGGTTTTTCCAGCACAGATTATACAGCAGCTATGGAAAAGTCCAATCCTATAAGGTTGAAGTTCTGGCGCAAAACAACAGCACAAATGTTTGGGAGTGGATGACCGTTGTTGAGCGTACAAATGTCAACGATATTCTAAACGGCATAATTGTGCCGGTTTGGTATAACGATGGAATTCATGGGAACGCGGCTTACGGCAATATCCGCGGAATACGCATTACCATAAGTAAGGCCGATTCTACTGGATCATTCCGCGAAGGGTTCCTGCCCATTTGTGCGGTGCAGCTGCGAGATCACAGACCATCCATGAAACCATCCGAAGGTCTTGGCGCGCTGGATATTCGTGGTGGCAATATCTTTGGGCCGGTTATCGCAAAGGGACCAACCGCCAAATTTGTCGGTGCGCTGCAAGGCAACGCTGATACGGCCACAAATGCAGCGAAGGTCAATGAACATACGGTGGAATCCAACGTCCCAGCCAACGCCAAATTTACAGACACGACCTATCCTGCCGCTACGGCCTCTTCGGATGGGCTGATGGCAAAGGCCGACAAGGCCAAGCTGGATGGGTTTGGAGTAGCCACTGAGTATGCCAAAAAGGCGGAGGTTGCGCTCAAGCCGATTGTGTACCAAAACATTACGGTTCCCGCATCAGCATGGGGCAGCGGTGCTGGGTTCGCCGGGGTGACCAGAACCAGGTATGCGGATATTGCGCTGGCCGGTGTGACCAGCGACCTATATGCCACCGTGACGTTCAACCCGGACGACATTGATAATTACAATCTGGCTGGGATTTGCGCAACGAAAGATGGCAAAATCACCATTTACGCGGAATACGCCCCGAGTGTGGCTATCACCATTCCGACAATCATCTGCCTGAAGGCTTGAAGGTGAGGAGGATGATAACTTGATAGGCATGACAAACGCCATGGGCGGCAAGGACCGGCTGCGGTATCGGGTGTACGGCGGGACGACACCTCCGGCGAGCCCGAGGGAGTATGACTTTTATGTTAAGACGACTACGCCGATTACAACATTTGAACTGAATTATTGGGTGAACACACAGCCGACATGGTTTCCAGGAAACGGGTTTGTTTACATTGTCTCCGAAGCGTGGAACACGGATGTTATCAATCTAGTAAAGGATGGAAATGGCATTTCGCTTCTATTCTGGCCAAAATGGTGCTGGCAGCAAATCAATGGGCAATGGTACCAAATGGAAGCATACGTGTACAAGAGTGGTAAATGGGTACAGTTCAGCACGTACAAGTACACGCCGCCTTGGGACGGCACATTGTTCTATAACGGCGACCAGTACGCTGCCTATACCGGTGGCTGGATTGCATCCGGAGGCATTCAGTTCTCTACCAGCCCTGCACTGCATTACCAAAATGAATATGGAACTATCTATATTCGCTCCAATTGGGCCGTGAATTTTGACGGGCACAATACGCTAAAATTTACAGGTTCCGGCCAAGGTGCCAACTCCGGTGGCTCCTACGTCGCGCACGCCGGTATTACAGACAACGCTTATAGTGGTGACGGGTATCTCGCCCATGTGGAGTTCCAGAGTTACAACACCTACGCCATTGATTGCAGCTCCATCACCGGCACACACTACATTCAGTTCTGGGCCTCCGGTTCTCGGGAGCAATATTTGAACATCAGCAAAGTATGGCTTGAATAGGCGGTGAGACGAAAATGATAGGAAAAACAAACGGAGGCGGTGGACGTGACCGATTTCGATCCAAGATTTATGGCGGCACAACAGCCCCAGCTAGACCGCAAGAGGGAGATTTCTGGATTTATACCGGCACCGCGATTTCTGGCACAGAGTTAAACGGATTTATGAGTGGATTCCCGACATGGACCATGCCGGAAGGGTTTGTGTACATCGGTTCTGGCGGTGCGTACAACGAATCGTCATGGGTGAGTCTCATAAATGTTCGGAACGGTGTCCACAACTTTTGTCCGTGCTGCTGTTATCAGGTTGAGGGCGGAAAGTGGTATCGGAAGGATGCCAAGGTCTACCGCAACGGAGCGTGGCTGCAATTCAGCACGTGGGCGGCACCGTGGGACGGGACATTGTGGGGGCCGAACAACCAGTACACGGACCATACCGGCGGCTGGGGGTACGCAAGTAGTAACGAGAACGTCCCGTATTTCGGGGAATTTATCCGGTGGAGCTGTGACAACACTACCATTTTCCTGTATACCAACTGGGCCGTTGATGTCACGAAATTCAGTAGGCTACGGTATGATGGGCAGATGTGGGGCGAAACTTCGTTCGGTCTGTCCAATAAAACCGGGTGGCTTGATGGGAGTAACTGGGTGGCAAGAGTCACAGGAGACGGTACAGTTTACAACGGAAGCGTGGATATTTCCGGAGTAAGTGGCAGTTTTTATATAACGGCTTACGCATCCTCCGAGGGTGGTTCCGGTGCGCTATTTAACAAAATCTGGCTGGAGTGAGGTGAGCATATGACAATTTACATTGACAGCGACTACAAGTGCCATACCGAGCCCGGCGAGGGCTTGACAGAGGTAAAGACCAATTTCTTTGACGGCATGATACCGGAGTACATCGAGGGTTATCGGTTTGTGCCGAAAGGCAAGACCTGGGTACGGGAGGACGGTGTTGAGTTTACCGGTGAGATGGTAAGCCCCTGGCAGGACTGGCAAGAGCTGGACAAGCTTCAGGCGGCACACGAGCGGGAGCAGTACCGGCCTTTGACTGCCCAGAACACTGAACTGGTGGAAGCCATGGCAGCGATGGTTGATGACGTTTACAACCAAGACCTGGCCGAGATTGAGGAGGGATAAACGGTGATTGCCGTATCCATAAATTTTTTATTTGGAGGAAGAAAAAATATGTACAAGAGCATGAAAATCCTGATTGGCAAGAAGTTTTACAAGACGGCGGAACAGGCCCAGAACAAGCTGGATGTGTTTTTCGCCGTGAACCGGCTGACAGACGAGGAGTACACCGAGCTGACGGCGCTGGTGGCGGACATCTACGGCACCGGCGAAGAGGAGGCCCAGGACAAGGGCGGTGATGGAAAGTGACAGTTAAGCAGCGGCAATGTCTGCTTGCGTACCTAGGCTACAATGTCGGCCCCATTGACGGGGCCGACGGGCCGAAGACCCGGGCGGCGGTAACGGCCTTCCAGGGGGATTTCGGCGGGCTGACGGTGGACGGCATCGCCGGAGATGCCACGGAAAAGGCGCTGCGGCACGCTGTGGCCTACGGAATGCCGGAGAAAAAGCAGGAAAGTGCAGGGGACGAGGAATCCCCCAGCACGGCCACAGTGTACGCCGCCCAGTACTTGCAGGCCGACGGGTGCTACCATATCCCCCGTGGGGTGGACGTGCAACTGACCAAGAACTTCTGGGCACGGGAAATCCACTGCCAGGGGAAAGGTTGCTGCACAGAGAGCGTCATTTCCAAGCGGATTCTGGATCTGGCCCAGGAAATCCGGGACGATTTGGGACAGCCTCTTTCTATCGGCACGGCGGGCGGAAGCGGCTACCGGTGCAGACAGCACAACGCAGAGGTTGGCGGCTCAAAAACATCCCTGCACATGATTTCCGATGCCGTAGACCTGCACTACAAAGACCCGGCGAAGCTCAAAGCCGTGGTGCTGCGGCATCTGACGGATGGAGAAGTGGGCCTATATAAATGGGGCTGCCACGTTGGCCGGTGGGACCGGGGATATGTAAGCCAATTTAACAGATAAAAAGGAGGCCACCCATGGACGAGACAGAGATTGCCGGACGGCTTGCGTCCGTCGAAAGCCGGTGCAAATCCAACTCCCACAGGCTGGACGGCCTGGAAAAAAACACGGAGGCGTTGAACCATCTGGCAACCTCTGTGGCCGTCATGGCGGAAAAAATGGAAGCGACCGGAGACAAGGTGGACGGGCTTTGCAACGACGTAAAGGACCTGAAAGCCGAACCTGGGAAAAAGTGGAAATTTGTTATAGAAAAGTCCATTTACATTGCGGTTTCCGCAGTTATTGGGTTCATCCTTGCCAAGTTTGGACTTGGCTAATTTTGAAAGGAGCATATAAAAAATGATTAACTGGACCGTACGTATCAAGAACAAACATTTCTGGCTGGCGCTCATTCCGGCCCTGCTGCTGCTGGCGCAGACCGTTGCGGCGGTGTTTGGCTACACGCTGGACCTGGGCGACATCGGCAATAAGCTGATTGCCGTGGTTAACGCCGTGTTCGGTGTGCTGGTGATTCTGGGCGTGGTCAATGACCCGACCACCGCCGGGATGTCGGACAGTAAGCAGGCCAGAGGGTACAATTTTCCCAAGGAGGACTGAGGGCTGATTGGACAAGGTTCCGTGGAACCGGGTGATACTGGAGGAGTTCTGCGCTATTGCGATTCTGACACCGCTGGAGGAGCAGATTCTCCGTACCCGGGCCGCCGGATGGAGCCAGGCGAAACAGTGCCACATGTTTCACATGTCCCAATCAACGGTCACAAGAACCGTAAGAAAATTGAAATCTGAGTACGATTTTTGCAGAAAGTACAGCAAATTGCTGCCTGAAAACATCAAATTCTGATTTTCTATGACGATTTTATGACTATAAACAGGAGAATCCCCGCCGATGGAATGATGATTCCACCGGCGGGGATTTTGCTATGATAAAGCTACAGAGAGGGCCCGCTCTGAATTTATATTTGGAGGAATTCATATGGCACTGAACTTTACGGCGGCGGACCGGGTAGGCGGCATCGGCGGCTACATCGGCGGCATCGCAACCCTGCTGGGCATGGCCGGAAACGGCGGTATTCTGAACGGCTGCGGGGTTCCCGAAGGGGACCACGTGGTCAACCGGTATGAGGCCGGGCAGGCGGCGGAGATTGCGGCGCTGAAATCCGATATCAAACTTCGGGATGCCAACACCTACACCGACAGCAAAATTCTGGAAATGTACCAGTATCTGGACGGTCGGCTGCGGGGTGTGGAAGGGCAGATTTCTGCCCAGGCGGTGGTGAACGCCCAGATTACGGCGAATATCAGCTGTATGCAGAATCAGATTGCCACGCTGTCCGGGCTGACAAAGACCGTCATTCCCATTGGCAACGTGTGCCCGGAGCCGATGCCGGCGAAGAACAGCTGGACGGCTCCCACGGCGGCGGCTTCCACCTAAGCGGCTAAGGGGGCGGCGAATGCCGCCCCTGATTGGAGGATAATATGATTCCAAAAGAAAAGGTCATTGCCGGGGCGGCAATGTATATCGAGAAGGAAATCCTGCCCAGGCTGCCGGAAATGAAGGCGCTGGCGGTGGCGGGAGCTGCGGCACTGCTTGCCAGACGGGCCCCTGGGCTGCTGGACGAGTTGGAAAAGAATCCGGCAGTAAAGGCATTGGGTATTATTGAAAACGGCATGGTTGACGCTGAGGCGGTCTATACGGCCTATGCGCCGAAGATTGTAAAACCCATGGAAATCGACGTGCCGTTTTTGGGACGGATGAGCTTTGACCGGGCCGAGGTGGACCGGGTTATGGAATATATACGGGAGGCGTGAAAGAAATGAAGGAAATCAAAATGTTGATGGAGCACATAGAGGACGAGCTGCGCGATGCTCACACCTATGCGGAGCTGGCTATGGAGTACCGGGAGGAGGACCTGGAAACGGCAGAGCTTTTCTACAAACTGAGCGGCGAGGAAGTGGGGCACATGGAAGCCCTGCACCGGGCGACAGTGAGGCGCATCGAAAAGTACCGCAGGGAGAAAGGTGAACCGCCTGCCGACATGATGGCCGTATATGAATACCTGCATAGGCGGGCCGTTCGGAAAGCGGAAGAAGTGGGCATTTTGCAAGCAATGTTCAAGAAATGAAACATCCCCGGGCGATGGGCCCGGGGATTCCCTGCATTACTCGTCCGATTCTTTGAAATCGGCGAGTTTTTTCTTTGCGGCATTGGAGTTGCCATTATAAATGCTGTAGAGTTCCGCGGCCTCCTGCCGGGAATAGCCCAGGTCTATAATGCCCTGAATGGCTTCATCCTTGTGGGTTTTGCCGTCTCCGTCCGTATCCGTGGTGGAATAGGCATTGTAGGCGCTGGCGTATTCGGAGGGGGACAGACCAAGCTCCTGACGGATATAATCGTACTTGGTTTCCGTGGAGCTGCCGTCCTTCATGTAAAGCTTCATGGCGGTGTCCTGCTGGGTTTCCGTCAGGCCCTTGGTGGAGGCCACGGCCTGATACTGATAGGCGGCCTTCCCACGGTCTTTCTGGGGGATGGACTGGACCTGGCGGAGGACGGAGAGGGCAGTAGAGGAGGGAAGGCCCTGGGTGCGGGCTTCTAAGTAGGTTTTTGTCTGCCCTGTGGCAGAATCCAATACACGGTCTTTCGCGTCCTGGGACAGCTTTTGCATATCCCTGTAGAGCGAGTCCAGAAGGGCGAAATTTTTCTGGGTGCTGTAGCCATGCTCCCATGCATCGGAAATATCGTCCATGGTGGAGGACATTTTTCCTTTTGTGACCTGGCTGACAACACCGTCAACAATCTCGTTTGCCGAGCCTTCCGGCGTTCCTTTGTAGTCCGTAACGGATGCCCGTGCGAACTGGGCGGCGTAATCTTTCACCTGATTCAGAGCGTCGGTTTTCAGTTCGTCCGAAAGGGCGGAAAAGTCTTTGCTCAGCCGCAAACGCCCGTAGTAATCCGATACCTTCTCCCCGTATGTTTTCTGGTAGGTTTCCAGCTGGGCAGAGGTTAGGGTTACGTCCTCCCCGATGGCGTTCTTCACAGTCATTGGGGCCTGACGGTCCGGATAAACGGACTTATCCCCGGTACGGTCGCTGAGTTCGTCCAGATATTCGGCGCTGCTGTACAAGTTGATACGCTTGGTATTGGTTGGGTCAAGGAAGGTGGACAGAGCGCCGGGGCGCTTCTGTTCGTTTCCAAAGCCATCCATTTTTTTGGGCAGGGTTTCCGACAAGCCGGGAACAGCGCTTTTGATGCTGTTTGCGGCATATTCGGCGGAATTCTCCCCCCTGGTATCCCGGTAGAATCCGTCCTTGACCTGTGCCGCCTGGCGGACGAACTGCGGAATAAAGGAGCTTGCGACATTTCCACCGTATTCGGCCACGGCGTTGCCGATGTCCGCCATGCTTCCGGATTCAGCAGCGGTAACCGCATCGGATATTAACTCCGTAATCTGGTTCAGCCCGTCGCTCATGGGCGAATCCATGAAGGAGGAAAAGACAGAGGCAAGCGGTGCTTTCACATAGTCTATTCCGGATTCAGCGTTGGCGAGTTCTACGCCAAGGTACATATGGGTGTTGAACGGCTCCAGGAAGTCCAGGCTGGTCACAAGGTCACCGGATTGCCACGTTTCGTCCCCACCCTCAGCGGCACGGCTCATGGCCGTCCAGTTGATTTGCGCCCCGCTGAGGCCTTGGGACTGGTCCAGGGCTTTTTTATCCTTGTCGGAATCATCGTGCACCTGAATGATTCCCTTTGCGGCGGCTGCGGCGGCAAGGGAAATGAGGGCGGCACCGGTAAGGCCACGGCCAAAATCGCTGGCCGCCTGGCGCTGACGCTCCACAGGGATATTCACGCCGTGTTTCGCGTCGTGGGCAATTTTCGCCATTTCCGCAATGCCTTTGAACACACCGGCCGTATAGTCCGTGCCGGTCTGCATTACGTTCATGGGAACGGAGGCAAACGGCATTGCCACGTCCGTTACCGCGTCGGCAATCGGCTCCACAATTCCGCCCTTGCCCTTACCGAAGTTTTTCAAACTCTGGGCGGTGCGGGACAGGTCAGAACCACGGGTTCGGCCCTGCTCATCCTGCCAGGTGGCATCCTTAAAGGTGCGGCGATTGGCCGTATAATCTGACAGGCGGGAAACCTCATCATCCGATAGACCGGAATTTTTCAAACGCCGCAGGCTGTCTTCCGTCGCTCCGGACGTGCCCCCTTCAAAAATCTTGTCGGACACCTCCAGGGCGTAGCTCATATACTTCTGGTAGGCGTAAAGCACACGCATAACCGGGTTTCCTGTGGCGGAAAAGGTTTTCCCAATGTATTTTCCACCTTTATTTGCGGAGACAGCGGCATCAAAGGAGGCGTTCACGTCCGTTTCAATGGGGACATTCAGCTCCACGCACAGGGCGGCAAAGCGTCCGGCATCGGCGGCGGACTTCATATAGGTCCCGGCCCGGGACAGGTCGTTGCCTATGGTCCGCTTCCCGGTGATTTTGGATAGAACCATATCCGCAAGCCGCCCGCCAAAGGAATCACTGGCGGAATCCAGAAGCCCCACCGCACCGTTTCCGGCGAGATTGCGCTCAAATGTTTTCAGGCTGGACAGCATGGACTGTTTGCGGATTCCGTTGACAATTTCCATCTTGCCGCGTTTCCGGTAATCATCCGGCATGGCGGCAATCTGAGTATTGGCGATTTTTTTCAGGTCCTCGAAATCCAGTTTGTCCAGGACGGAACTGGCTGCTTTGGTCAGACGGTCAGAGGTACCAAAGAAAGCGGTGGTATTCCGTTCCTTGGCAATTTTTGTGATAACGTTCTTCATGGCGGCGGTATCGCCGTCCTTTACACGGTCCACCTCCATGGCAAGCCCGGAAATTTTCCCGGAAACCTTGTCCTGCCACGCTTCGTATGTGAGGCCGCTTTTTGTTCCGGGATATGTGGAATCCTTTTGGGACATTGCGGAAATTCTGGCCGTTGCGGAATCCGCGGCGGACAGGGGGTCTGAAGCGTCCCGCATTTTCCCGGTAATGGAGAACGCCTGATTGAACTGTCCGGCGTTGGTCGCTTCTCTCGCAAGCCGTTTGTTCATTTCCACAAGGCGCTTTGTATCGCCATCCTTGAACAGCTGTTTGGCGACAAGACGGCCTGTTACGCCGTCCTCGGCGGTGAGCGGACCGGATTTGTTCATAATGTAATCGTATTCGGCGTTCACCTTTTCCGGCGTTGCGGTGCGCTCCTGGGCGACGGAATAGACATCCGAATTGTGTTTCTGCTGGTAATCCCCCGCAGCCGGTTCCTGCTTTACCGTCTCTTGATAGCCGGAACGGATATCTTCGTCGCTGCTATGGAGGCCGGAATTTGTAAAGGTTGCGGATTTTTGGGTATCGCCGCTGGGTTCGGACTGTTTCCCAACCGTTCCGCTATCGGACGGTGGGCGCTGCCCCTGGGGCTGCGACGTTTCCTGAGATTCCGTTTTCCCTCCGGTCATATGCTCTACCTGGTCCTGGACAGCCTGGCGGGACTGCTGCTTTTGCTGCTGGGTTTTCTGGGCGTTTTCCTGGGCCATGCGGGAGACGGTTTCCAGAGGGTCGGGGGGCTGCTGGGGGGTAGGCCGCTGGGTATTGGTGTCGGGGCGTGGGACTTCTTGTGGCGGGGTTTGCGGTGGGGTTGGTGTTTCTACAGGGGAATCCGGGGCGGCTCCCTGGGGGGGCGTGGCGGGCTCCTGGGGCATGGGCCGGGTGGGGTCTTGCTGGGG